TTCCGCCGGACGAACCCATCTTTAGAAGAGCAGGAATCATCGCTTCTAGGATCGTTTTCGCGGCACCAGATGATTTATCTTTTACACTTTTTACGGCCTCTACAAGGGCATTAGTTGCCTCCTCAGAAAGACCAGCAGAATGCCGCAATCCAACTCCAATCAAATCTATTAAATGCTGAATCCCTGTGTCCGCGGCCCTCTTAGCTACCCACTTAGTATCGTTCATATGATTTTGGAGATCACTCAATGCCTCAGAACCCGACTTCATGCCATCCTTCATTGCTCTGCCGAGATCTTTAGATAATTGCTCTATAGAGGCCGCAGCACCTTGCATCGCAGATAATTGTCTTCTATAGAAGTCAGATATATCCTCGCTGCGAGCTATTTTATTCATAAACAATATAGACGCTTGCATGTCCTCTCCAGTCTTTACAAAAGAACTGGACATGAATCTCGTTAACTCGTCTATAGATTTCTGTGATTGACTGGAAAATGCGTTGAACTTTTTGGAGGTATCGCCAAGCGCTTCGTCAACAGATCCCGTTGCTTCCTTTATTCCGTCCGCAAGTTTTTCTGCGAACGATTTCCCGACATCTTCTCCTGCCTCCTCTGCCTTAACCTGGGCATCAGCATGCATTATTTTCAATGCCACGGTTACGCCGCCGAGAGCAGCAATAACCTGAGGAAAAGCGGCGAGGACGCCACCTGCAATGCCCGAGGAAATACCTCGACCAATACCCTTTGAGTTTGCTATAAAATCCTCGTACGTCTTCTTGATTCCGCCTAAATGCTCTGTGATCAAAACAGCAACGCCGGCAAGAGCAATCGGAATTCCTAGAAACGGATTTACAAGAGCTATAGCAAGTCCAGCAGGTACGGCAATAAAACTCAGAGTATACAGCAGATTTTCTACTTGTCGAGCTGTATCTCTTGCTGCCTGCTCGAATAAAGATATAACGTCCCCGAACACAACCTTTACGCCGTCTCTGTAGACATACAAGAAACCGAGGGTCGCCACAATTGCTGCGCCTATAATAGCAAACGGCGCTACTGCAAGCAATATACTGCCTGCTAATGAAAAGAATCCCGCAGACGCTGCGCCCGCCGTCGCGCCTGCACCCGCAATAGCAACCTCTGCCCCCTCTGTTGCAATAGTAGCAACACCTAAAGATGCCGCGATAGATCCAAGAATAGGAACCAATAACTCGCCTGATAAACTAATAAAAACAAACGCAGAAGCAAGGTTTCCAATTCCGATAACCAAAGGACCTAATGCCGCAAGTGCAAGGAAAAAAGCACCAGCAACAGCGGTCACAACCGGATGTGCCTTAGCGAATCCCTCGAACGATTTCGCGGCCTTTGATACATACTTGCGCAATTTAAGCATCATCTTATTTAGGCCGGTTATCTCGATGATTTCTTTACCGACCTTTCTGCCTAGCCTGGCAAACGCATCCTGTAACGACGAAAACAAACCCGCTGTCGTTAAAGACATCTCCTTGGCCATGCCGTCGTACTTTTCTGCGGTGTCAGCCAACACAGCATTAATTACATCGTCCGCAGAAACAGCAGATTTACCGATGTTACGGATCTCTTTACCCGTTAGGCCTAACCTCTCTTTCAAAATATCGAAGATGCGTATATTGTTGCGCGCAAGAGAAAAGATGTCGCGAAACATCGCGCGGCCCTCGGCCTTCATCTTCGCCATCGCCGTTATGACTTCTTCTAGGTTTGCCGACGTTCCGCCAGTCGCCGCCACGACGTCCGACATGCGCTTAACTATGCGCGTAGCTTGACTGGCCGTAGAACCCATTACCATCAATTTTCTTGTGGCACGAGTAAGACCGTCAAACCTAAAAGGCGTTTGGGTCGCAAACTCATCGAGATCCTCTAGGACTCCCTTGGCGAGAGTCGCGCTGCCCGTAAACCTCTCAAACGCAGCTTGTTGAAGCTCTAGCTTCCCGGCTAACACAACAGACGCAGTGGATAAACCAACTATCGGAGCCGTCAACGCAACAGTCAAAGCTCTGCCGGCACGCTGCGCAGCCAGGCCTAGATGACGTATAGCAGCTTCTGTGTTTTTTGTTGTGTTCCGTAGGCCTGTTATTTTGTTTTTTGCTCTGTCGCTTGACTTTGATAGATTGTTCTCTGATGCCGCGGCATCGTTAGCGCTAGTCGATAATTTACGATCAGACGATACCAATCTTTTAGTGCTAGACGATAACCTTTTTTCTGACGCCGCTGCATTCTCTACACTAGACGACAGCATCTTCTCTGATGATGATGCGCCCTTTGCACTCGAAGACAATGCATCCTTGGATTTTGCAGCTTTAAGCGACTTGTCTCGCTGATCCTTTTCAGCAGATGTTGCAATCTTCGATCCATCAGATAATAGCTTTTCGGCCTTGGCTGCTCCGCTAGCAGCATCCGCTAACTCTTTTTTTGCACCGGTAGCCTTTGTCTCGAACCAAAATAACCGCCTAAGCTCTTTGACTGCTATGGATGTTGATGCAGACATCCTCTGCAAACCAGATCCAGCATTCCTAAAACCAACCGCCATGGTTCTTGATGGTGCCGAAATGGCGTTTACACTCGATCCTAGACCTCTGATGGATGTAGACGCATTAGAAGACGACGTTCTTACCGTCTCTATCGTGCGAGACATCACAGCAACGCCAGTATTTGCTTTGCCGGATAATGCAGGCAAAGACGACATCGCGCCGCGAAGAGAAACAAGCGCGGTAGATGCCCCGGTAACAGACGAGGATAAGCCGTTTAGAGGTCCGCCGGATAAAGATGTTAACGCATTAGAAAAAGAAGCTGCGCCCGATGACAATCTGCCCATGGCGTCCGTCATGGATTTCATGGCGGATTGTAGACCCGATGTGTCTGCAGAGAATTTAAACCTAACTTCTTTTGTGCTACTCATCCTGGGTCCACCTTCTAGGTCTTCTTTCTCTTGTCAGCGCCACCGAAGAAATCGTTCAACATCAACACTTTGTTTAGCATAGCTTGGTTAGACATCTTTCCGCCGCCATGCGAAACAGCGTTCTTCTTCCTGTCCTTCTCGCCCGGAGCAGGGCCGATCAAGTCGCTTACCTTCAACGCTTTCCTGTTCTTGCCCCTGTTTACATTATACACCGAACACGCTACGAGCGCAGATCTCGCGTCAAGCCTGTACTGACTCGAATCCCACCGGTCACGTAACAGCATAAATTGCCGTGGAGTTAACCGCCAAAACTCACTACTCTTCAAACGGAGATCGTGGACCGCAAAAGACCACAAGAACCCCCAATCTATTTCATCGCCGACACTTACGCCTTCTTGGCCCGCTTCCGACGAACCGGCACCACCTTGGCGGGCTCCGTAGGGTCCTCGTCGCTACCAAACGCTACCTCTACAATGCCGCTAATCTTTCCTATAATCGTTTCCAGCTTCTTCGGAGTAATAAGCCTCCCCGCCTGCTCGATAGTTAGGCTTTCGTCGTCCTCCTTCAAACAAGACCACAACAACGCCCTAAGCGTCCTGGCGTCCGGGGCCTCGAAAATCTCCGCACTCAACGCAGATTTCCCCGTGACCTCCTCGATAGAACACAACGAATTGAAATCCAGACGCATCGTGCGCTCTCGATCCAATACAATCTTCGTCTCGGCATCCCTAGCTATAGACATCGTTTCGCTCCTACGATCGTTATCTAAACATTATACTGCAATATATACAATTATCGCGAAACGCTAGCCTGCGCAAGACACAGATAACATTCCGCAATAATCGCATTATACAAACTTATGCAAGAGTCGGCGCACCGTTAACCTTGATAGTTACGCTAGCGGTCAACTGCGCATCCGTCGGGGCACTAACCTCGAAACCAGTTACTGGACCGTTAAACGTCCACTCCGTAGAAAAAGAATCCGTGAAAACAAGCTTCCAAGATCCGTTTACGCGATTAGAATAATCGTAAAGCAGACCGTTGAATCCTGCACCAGATACAGCATTCTTGTGTGAAGCATCGCCTGGCAAGTAGTTGATGTCGAACGTTACCTCTCCGCCGTCGAGCAACCCCGCAATCGTCTCCGAATAATTCCCCGTCGTGGAATGATTCGTTACATCGATCTGGGACGCAGACAACGTCGGTCCGCTAATGCTCAAAACCTCGGCAACCGTCTGGAAACTACCGGCTCCATCCTCTCGCTGCAATAGAGTTCCTATGGCAGCAGTTGCACTAGACATATTACACCTCCGTATTTCACTTACAAACTGTTATTATTTCTATGTAGTCAATCCAATAACACCAACTCTATATATCGGAGTTCCCGACGCAGAGATTATTGCCAAATTCTTCCTCGTCGTATTTATTGCAACAGGCGAAAGCGCCGCTGGATTCCACCAAAACATCATCGCTCCCGGCGGCAACGTCATAGTGCCTCCATCCGAAAACAACGGAATACCGTTAGTGGCCGGGCTCGATATAGTTATAGCTATAGCTGTGTCCCTGTTCTCTATGAAAAAACCCTTAAGCTTAGTCATTACAAGAGCGTTGCCAAAGGCATCTACCAGCGTCCCGCTATTATATAGATTTAGAATGTCACCGGTAGTAATCGCAGCATTCCTCTCGTCCCACCAGGCAATCTCCGCCTGATCCACAGCTGTCCCGTTCGTTAGCTTGTCGCTAAACGTATAACTGTGCGTATATTTAGCATTGTTCTGATCCAGCGTGTTTTGATAAAGCCAGCTAAGCGTCATAGAGATCTTTGCATTAGTCAGGCTCGTATTCGCAAAGGCCATAACATGTTCCTCCCTTCAAAGTTTCGTTTATGTTCTGTGTTTTACTGTGAAATTCACCGCGAACAATGAGCGGCCACCCTTGTCCCTCTCCACAAGAATCGGAACACTGGTGGGCATTACAAGTAAATAAAATGTCTCCGATATAGATTGGTTGGATATCGCAGACAATGTCGAATACACCTCGTTTGCTATGTCCAAACCGTCTACAGGATCAAATCTCCTTACCAATACTTGAACATTAGTCGTGACAATCGAAGGCGTTAGCGAATCGTGAGTATACTGCGGCGGTAACCCACCCGTTACGTGAATCGATGTTACTTCGTCAGGTTCCTCCGGGAAAAAGTTCAAGAACAAACTAGTCCCAAACTGAAGATCGTTTGATTCCGATAACACTGTACCTAAATCGTTTACAACCGACATTACTTACTTACTTCTTCGTCTGATATTTTACGCACCGCTTCCTCTACACGCGGCAACGCTAACACATAAGGCTGCTCCAAATACTTCCACTGCCCAACCCTGGATTTTCCCTCGTAAGGAAACCTGCTCTTGTGTTTTGCGGATTTTACCGAAACCGTTCGCTTCAAGCCGCGACTCTTCGCCACATCCGATATCGCGCCGCGACCTGTCCGGGGATCTTCGTGAACCTTCCACGCATACGGAGCAGACTCTCCACCGTAAACCATCGATACATCTATTACAAGAGAGTCGCCGTTGTTCGCATCCTCGACGCGAGCACTTCGGCGTAACCGGCCGCTAACAATCGGTGACCACGCATCTTTCTTGCTCTCGTCGATTATCTTCTTCGCCTCGCTAACTAACGTTTCCCTCGTAGCATGCGCAACGCGACTTCCCATCGTCGATAAACTATTGATGATCTTCTGCATGTCGGCCTCGGCCGCCTCGAACTTTATAAACGCCATCGCATGTGCTCCCAGTATATACTCCTGCGCTCTGCTTTTACGTCCGGCGATACCTAGAGAAATATATCTTCGTGTTGTGAATCTTTCCGCTCATATCCGTGTTCTTTTCGATGTTGATTATCGGCGTGTTCGAACCGTCAGGCAAAATAACATAATCCTCTACGTTCATCTTAGCATCACCCGCTATCCAAACAACAGCCTCACTAGATACCGAGACACCCGCTTCGTCGCGAAACGCTACAGGTCTATTGATATACCTGCAACGAATAAGACGAGGCTCACTCAAGATCTTGCGACCATGACGATCGTTTCCTAGAAACGATTGCACCGTCATTGTAGAGTTCATCATCGCAGAGAAGTTCATCGTAGTTTCTCGTAGTTTCTCGTAGTTTCTCGTAGTTTCTCGTAGTTTCTCGTAGTTTCTCGTAGTTTCTCGTAGTTTCTCGTAGTTTCTCGTAGTTTCTCGGTGTCTGTTTACGAAATCGCCTCGTTCTCTATGTCCAAACTGTCGTGCATACCCTTCGTGAACGACGGCGAGACCCTGTCAGTGTCGTCCGTGTAAATCTTCTTGCCGGCAATGCTTATCCCTCCCACATACGGAGCAGCTCCCATCATGTTTCCTCTTTTCCTGAATACTGTCGCCATCGAAGAATACATAAACGAACGCTGCGAAAGCTTCTCGACCAAATCGCCTACCGTCTGGTCCGCCTCCCTCGCAAACTTTACAGATAATACCTCGCATAACATCGACGCCGCTAACAAATTATTCGCGTTCGCCGCTATAGCATAGCTTATCTCGCTGTCATCAAATAACGGTTCCAACTCCTCCGTGTCCTGAACAAGGAAACGAACCTCGTCCAGATCACTGCTAGTCGGATCTCCTGTATATGTAAACGCCATACTAGTACCTTGAGACCAAGTATCCGTTAAACCCAGCACTACACTGAGTGGACGATGCCTTTGCGGTAGCTCTTATCTCTAAATCAGTTTTCTCGTCGAATATAGCCGCAACAGGAAAATTAATCTCGTTAGTTGTTTGAAATGCAATAAATCTTCGCTTCACCTGAAACACCTCCCCAAACGGACGAGCAACAAAGCGAACAGTGAGATCGTTTACGTCTGACGCGAAAAACAAAAGATTAACGACCAGCTTTTTCCCGGCAGGAACAGTATACAACGACATCAACGTTTGATTCTCGCCTATAGCTATCTCTGCATATATGTTCGCAGGAACCCCTAGAACAACAGCACCAGTGCCAGCATATATAACCCCGGCATTCGCGCCACCGCTACCGGCAGACCTAACTACCATACGGAAGATGCGCAGATAACTATTCGTCGAATTTACCGCCGTCTGGCCCGTCAATGTTATAGTCTCGTTGATCTCTGCGTAATTGGCGTCCAGGCCGTATATCTGAACGGTCAACGCACCGGTTCCGGCAACAGCATCGGCTACGCTACTAGAAGAAATCTTCAATACACTCGCCGCCGCAAGATATGAATAAACCCCGCCCTGCGTCCAAACAGTCTCCTCTGTTACGCCGACAGCTGCGTTGTATCCGAATTTGTCTAGTTTGGCCGACGACGTCAGGCTCAACGACACAGCGTGATTAAATGGCAATTCATATTTTGACATTATATATTGACCCGCCTGCAACAATAAAAAAATGATACACGAATACGACGCGCGCCGCAATAACTATATAGCAACACGCGCCAAAGTATTATGCTGCTTTGATCTTACGTAATAGCACTAATCCCGCCTCGCCAAGTCGTGCCGTCACAAAATACGTGGCCTACTTGACTCTGGGAAATCGTTACAACCGTCGTTACTCCCGAATCGTCCTTTACAACAATGTCTTCCGCGCCGCCTGCAGTGTTCCGCGATGAACAATAACAAACCGTCACAATCAGCTTCCGGAGGCAACAACAAGTTCTCTGTGCCCCCAACAGAATTTGGATCGATATACAAAATATCGCTGGTAAGTTGCGTCTTGCCGCTACTAGCTCCTACCGATAACGATAGAGCAGCATCTCCCATGTCTATCGTCTGAGCAGGGGCATGACGCGCTAACCCCCTCGTAATCTGAAACCCGCCCGACAATGCCTTGCCGCGGGTCAACGAAATAGCCATCTTTATTTCTCCTCCGCGGGTACCGCAGATTCTAAGGATATGTTTAATTGCACCTTCTCCAGAATGACACTCTAACGGCACTAGCTCGCGAACTACACGCAACGAAGAACGCTTGCCCCCGAAGTAACTTCAACTTCGCCGCCCTTGCCATTGTCCGAAGATACCCGGCCACCGTAATCCGTGAAATAACGATCGCAAGTTGTCCTGCTCATCATCTCGTCACCGTTTACAGGAAACAAATATCCTCGCATCGTCAACAAATGCGTGTTGCGCCAATGTCGCGTGTCTACTAACTCGCCTACGCTGCGACGACACCCATCTCCCTGGAAAGGCCTCGCCACAACGTGGGTGAATACTGGACTATTGCCCGAAGTCTCGCTCCGCAACTTCAATGACATTCTACGCTACCGCTCCGCTAAAGAAATATCCCAAAGCAGAAGAAACAACCTTGTGGTCCCAGGCACTCTCGCCCTCGACTCGCTCCGACTTCAACGTCGGAATAGCAAAACGAGAAATCGCCGTGCTAGCTCCCAGTCCAGAACTAATACCCCTCCAACCAAAAGTGTAACCAGCACTCGGCTGCAATACACCAGGATTCGGAGCAGCATAACACAGGAAAGCATGTTTCCCAGCGTTAAACGCATAAGTGTCTGAAGCAGCGTTCTCTTCCGTCGTTACACGAACACTCTTCGAAACGATTACCTCATCCAAATCCAAAACCTCCGCCAACGCTCGCTCGTTCACCGTCGCAGGACGACTAGAACTTCCACCAGCACTAACACGAGAAATAATGTCCGGATGATTCTTCAACTGACGATACGTCTGGTAACCCAATACCAACTTGTTAGGAAGATATCCAGTGTTCTTCAACACCGTCTCCAAACCAGTCCCAATGTCACCAATTGGATCGCTAAGAGCTTGATCACTCCAAACCGTGAAGTCAACGGCGCCCGTTACATCAGTACCCCAAATACCCGTAGCGAAATACTTCGTCATCCAGTCGACCTCTAGCCGCTGTAACAACTGACGAGTTACCCACTCCGTCGCATCGCGAAACATGTTGATCGAACTGTCAGCATTCCGCAAAGTCTGGTTCTCGACGTCCTTGTGGATCGCGTAAACTTTGCAAGAATAACTGTCGGTGCTAAGCGTGTAACCACCACCAGCACTCTCCGTGCTCGGGGCGCGCAGCTTAGCTTCATCGCGAAACCAATCATCCCTCGGATACGTGTAATACTTGTTCGTTTGCTTGTCCACAGGCAACATCGGGAAAACCCGCGTCGCAATAAAGGAATCCAAGCTCTGCATATACGCAACAGAAAGATTGGTCAAAATTGCATCTACATGCACATCTGTGCTAGTCGGATTAGGAATTTTAGTACCTCCTTAGCCTTGCAACAATGCTATCTCTGCGCTACTCTCTATAACACTAAGCATCATCGCGGATTTACATTATCGTTATATACAACTTATTTCTCTGCGCCGCAGGCCTCTACGCAGCGCGCATCGGCGTGCAACAATTGATCAACGCTGTGCCAAAGTTGTTCGCCGCACTCGTCGCCGTCAACATCTGACCACCTACATATTCCGTCGTGTCAACTCCAGCAGTCTTCGCATCTGCCTGACCATCCGCAGCAGGACCGATCGAATCACCCTCGTTCAACGCAGCATCACTAGATACCTTGCTGACACCTACCGCCATAATCGTCGCGGCTGCACCCGAAGCCGGCTTGTTCTGCAATACACCNNCAGGCTTGTCCGTAGCTGCCGCGCACGCAGCAGCTTTGCCGTTAGCGTCCAACTTCACGAAGTAATACTGCTTCGCACTAAGATCCGCAGCGGCCTCCAACGTGAACATCACCGCCCCAACCATTTCATACGCCATTTTAATTTACCTCCCGGCAATATTCATCATACAAACTAGGATTAGAAGACAATACCTTGCCCACAGCTGTCGGCAAACTCAAACTNGAATCAGACGATCTCAACGATTCCGCCATCTTCGTGACCTTCTCATACACACTCGAACACTTCATGTCCGGCGCTGAACTGCCCGCAGACGACAAAATAGAGTGCTCCGCAAAGGAAATATCTACAGATTTNACGAAATCTTCAACCATTTTACCCAAATCTTTGTCCAAAACATGCGATTTTCGAAGCAATTCACTCAAATCTTCTACCTTATACGGAACATTTGAGTAACTTTGCGCCTTTTCGACGTATTCTCGCTCAATTCGCAAGTCTCGCTCCCTCTTCGCGATCTCCTCCGCCTCAAGCAACCTCGCCCCCTGCTTCTCAAAGGCATCTCGCAATCCCGCCGGCGCCGACTTCCAAATATCATCTGAATCGTCGCTAGACTCTACGATAACCTCTTTCTNCGCAATAGACTNCTCCAAATCAGTGATCCTAGCTTCAGATTTCGACAAACTGTCTCGCAACTCCTGAACATACTCCTCGGAATAAGTGTTCTCGGCCGCCTTGACGGTCTCCGACGCATCCGCGCCCGGAGAATCACTGGAAACCTGATCCTTTTCTTTCTCCAATTTTTTTGGCATTATAAATGACCCCCTATCTTTGTTTTTGTTACCTAAATCTTCGACATCAAAGTATACTTCTTTGGACTTGTACGCGTCGGCCCTCTTCGCTAACAAAACATGAGAACCATCTCCGCTAGATACGTCAAAGTTGGCCCCGAAATCTACCAAATCTACGCGATCAAACACAATATCCGACAACATCACGCCACCATCAACGTTGTTCTGTCGCGCAAAACCCTGCACCGAAAACATTCCACGCGTAGCGCTAGACATCGTTCAAGGCCTCCTTTACTTTCGTGAATAACTCAGGATCGTTAACCTTGAATCCTACCCACCAGCCCTCCGTTACGGGACCATCTACTCCCAATAACGACCACTTCTCTTTCGTGAACATCATGGACTCTACCATTACACTCTTCGGGGCATCAGTGTCTATATGCATCTCGCCACCAGACCGAGATTCTACGTTAAATCNGTATACAGCTTTCTCTAGCTCCGCTACCGGNATCGTGTGGCCATGTAAATCAAAGAAGCTTTCACCATTGCTGTTCTTCGATATGTTCGCCCACCCAAACACCAGTTGACGACTAGTATCAATCTTGGAAATAGGTATTTTTATGTCCATCGTTTTTACAATTTGACCGCTATAAGAAAAGATAAAACTGCACCTATAAATGCAGTATAGCAACTATAGATAAGAAATGCAACTTTATATATAGATATTTGTGTCTATATTGTGTTTTCCAGATTTTTCCATATTGTGAAAACCGGGTTTACGCAACGTCGCATGCCAATTCTCTGGCAATTCCTGAGCGTGATCCCCGTCTCCGTCTCCGTCTTGCCGCCTGGCTGCCCACCTACGCCCTCGATTGCACCTACCCTTGACCCCGATACCACTCGAAATGTCGCCAGCCACGGCGGCGCACAGCCCCCGCCACGGCGCCACATAGACGCCTATCTTGCGGCCCTGCATGGCCGTGACTAGGCGCTACGCCATTTATTTCCGAGCATGTGGCGAAATGCGCCTCCCTGCCCTTACACCGGCAGTATGGGGCCTTGCTGGCCATGCCACACTGCCGCCTAGCTTGCGCTGTGTGGCGCTGTGGGTCGCAGGGGGAGCCTTGTGTATGCTGGGGTCAAGGTGGCCTTAGAACGGACGTCGAACCGAACCGATATATCTTTGACTGACCAGCCCTATAACTCCGAACCTGTTCGGTAGTTTCGGGCTGGTTCGAAATTACCGGACTAGAAAGGAAAATAGGGACCGGACAGNAATTGCCGAACCGCTACGGAAAGCAGGGACCTGACAGCAATTACCGAACCGCTACGGAAAGCAGGGACCGGACAGCAATTGCCGAACCTCTACGAAACTACCGAACCGCTACGGAAAGCAGGGACCGGACAGCAATTGCCGAACCGCTACGGAACTACCCAAATGATTAGCCATAGTTGCTAAGAGCCCTTATATCAACGCCATTCTGGCCCGATTCCAGACAGGCTCGCAGGCTACCTAGCTTGCCCATACCGGACTACATAGCCCAATATGCTGCGCGCTCCGACCCTGTGGAACCGCGCGGAACTAAACGTACGATTGCGTTGCGATTGCAGGGCTTGCAATGGATTGCAGCTATGATATGATGTAGACACCGCCTGAAAAAATCGGGCCCCCGCCACGGGGTACGTGGCAAGCAACATAGGAGGAACACCATGGCAAGTCACAATCACCTTGACGGAAGATATCAACATCGAAAGGCTTGCGGAACTGCAGCGGCGGCTAGACTCTGCAGCGGAAAAAGCTACGCACGTACGCCGAGTACGCAGACGAGGCTGCCGACTCTGCCGAGTCTGAGAACTCGGCGGAGTACGCCGATGAGGCTGCCTATCAGGCCGGCCGTGTGGCTGATTTGACCAGTGATTTGATCGAAATGATAGTCGAGTCAGCGCTGATGGCGCGTGCGGAGCGCAGCCTCAGTGTGCAGTGGGTCGAAGGCCGCGGGATGCGCTACGCACCAAAATTTCAAACGACAGGGGAGCAACGATCATGACGAGCATTAACGTTGACGTAGTAGTGTCAGGGCCGCATGCGGCGCGCCGCAATCCGCACATCAACGTGCGGATCATCAGCACTGCCGGAGTGCTGTTGGATTGCCAGATCCAAACTACGTCCGCAATCGCACTGTACGCCTTGCGCAAGGCACTATCGGATTGCGCAAGGCGACGCCTTGACACAATAATCAGGCGCCAATTTTCCGATGCGCAATATGTTGATGATATGCGCAGTTGGGCTACGAAAGAGCGCTTCGGGGCGCGCGTTGGCCGTGCTTGGGCATACAGGCAATTGCCTAGGTGGGTGCGGGAGGCCGGTCGCCAGCGCTATCGCCACGACCATGCTGCGCTTATTGCGCAGCAACAGTTGCAGCTAGTGCATGCGCTGGCGGCTCGCGCCAGCGCAGTGCGCAGGGAAGCCGACGAGCTAAACGAGCGCATAGAGCGCCTTCGAGAGGAGCGCCTAGCGCCAGCGCAAGAGCTTGCCTTTGCTGATGGCGGCATCCCTTGGGCCGTGCTGCCCAAGCGCCCAACGGCGCTAGGGCGCTGTATCGAGGCAATCAGCGCCTTCGGGCTTGCTGGCGCAATCGTTGCCGCGCTAGGCGCAGCAAGCTGGGTTGCTGGCGCCGTGCTAGCGCTGGTTCAATAGTTTCAATCTGTCCATCAAGCCCCTGTCCACTCGGACAGGGGCTTTTCTTTTCGCTCAGGTGCTCGGTCGCTCAGGTGCTCGGTCGCTCAGGTGCTCGGTCGCTCGAGGTGCTCGGT